AATGAGATTCACTGTAGAGTTTTATGAGAAAGAAAATGGTGAAATTCCTGTAATAAACTTTATAGACTCCTTAGAACCTAAATTGGGAGCAAAAGTATTATCTTTAATTGAAATACTAGAGGAGAAGGGTAATCAGTTGAGACTGCCTTATAGTGAATGTCTTGAGGATGGGATTTTTGAATTACGATGTAAGTTTGGTTCAGATATTACACGTACTCTGTATTTCTTTTATGAAGGTGCGAATATTATTTTGACGAATGGTTTCGTCAAGAAAACTCAAAAAACTCCCGCACAGGAAATAAAACTTGCGAAACTTAGGAGAGCTGACTACTTGTCACGAAAGGGAAAGTTGAAATGAAGCTTCAAGAGTATAAACAGAATAAGATGCGAGATTCTGAATTTGCGAAAGCCTATGCCCTGTGTTAGAGGGCATAGGGGGTTTAGTTGGTCTGAGGTGTCTGGATGGAGTCGATGGTTTCGGCAAGGGTCTCGGCGTACTGTCGTCCGGCCTTGTCGCCGACATATGTACCAAGGACACTACTACCGACGCCGTAGATGGCGGTCAATACCACTCCGGCTGGAGGGCAGAGAGCGCCGACAACGGCACCGGCAGTGATGCTGGCGGATGTCGAGGCGACAAGGGATACGACCTTGTATCCGGTGGTCTCTTTGAAACTCATGGTCATTCCTTTCTAGATGGGTCTCGTTATATACCGTGCTCCTTTCACGAAAGCTTGAACCACTTCTCAGTGGGCTCGACGACGAAATCGACCACCACTACGGCCTTCCCGTCATCCGAGACCTGGGCACCATAGTGTACCTCGATCTGCCTCTGCTCATTCCATCCGAGCTGGTCGCCCAAGGAAATACCCTCGAGGCCGATTCCGGCGTAGAATTCGTTGAGGCTGACACACATCTCACGGAGGAGAGTGTAGTTCAGTTCGTTGACGACCCGGTCGATCTTGTTAACGGTGGACTTGAAATAACGGCCGCTGTAGGCGTCGTAGAATAGGACGTCGCCTTCACCGCAAACCACAGCCGCATCACGAGGATATGGATCCATCTTGGACGCGGCATTCTGGGAGATCGTCTTCTCCTCCGGACCAAGGCGATCCTGGACGGAGGCGCGATAACGGTCGTACACCTGACGCGTGCCCTCATAGGCAAGGAGCAGGGACGACTCGCGCTTGACCGAGATGCTGTGAGCGCTGATGACACAAGCGCCTGTGGCCAATATGGCGATGGCCGGAGGAGCGTAGATCTTAGCGTAGATCTTGATTCGCTGCTCCTTGGTGAGACGCTTGAAGTCGTCAATATCCCACTCCTGCATCTGGCGGTCCGCATGGACGCTCAGAGCGACCGACGCCCCGAGCCCCAGCAGCGCCAGTCCGGTGAGGATATGGTGCGAGTTGCGTACGACGAAGTCCTGGGTAGCCTTGATGAATGCGGGGTTCATTTGCTCTCCTCCTCGATCTTGCTAAGCTCTACTCGCCAATTCTCAATGGCGACTGGATCCCTGAGAGCATTGCGGAGCATCTGCTTGGCGACCATCGGGTCGACGTGGTTGGGGACCTTGAGTGTGACCTTCTGCGTATTGGTGATGGGATCCTGATCGTGGAATTCAATCTCAGGGATTACCGGCTCGTCCATGTGCGTTCCTTTCTCGAGAAACCTAGAACCCGGGTTGGGTTCTAGGGGTGATGTTAGAGATTTGTGTCGAAGTGGCTGGGAGTGGGGAAATCCTTCTTCGAGACGCTGTAGCGTCCAAGCACCCACTTGACGATGGCGTAGATGCCAACGCAGTAGATGACAGACTTTACAAGGTTCTCGACGAGGCGGGAGATCAGCATGATCAGTCCTTTCGGTCTATGGGTCTCATTATAGGCCCTGCTTATCCTGCGAGAAACCTAGAACCCGTGAAGGGTCTAGGCGTGAGAGTCTCTTCTTGGGCGTGTGCTGTCGGAAGATCTTCTCGATCTCGGCCCAATCTTCTTCGAGATACTTCTCTACTTCGTCGTAGTCCTGGGTGGGCTGATCTGAAGCAAACTTAAGAAGGTGCCGCTGGCGGCGGACGGTCTTCTTGAGAGCCTTGATCTGCTGCGCCTGGGAGTAGACGGTGTACAGAAACATGACGAAGGAGATGAAACCGAATGCGATGAAGATGTTGGACATGATGCATTCCTTTCGTGAGGGGTCTCGTTATAGCCCTTGCAAAATCCGCGTTCCAATTTTCCCACCCGGGAATTTTTGGATTTCGAAAATTAGAAGCTTTGCGAAAAACCTAGACCCCTTGTGGGGTCCTAGGTCTTTCGTGTCTCAGATGCGGATCTTGGCGACGAATCCGAGTGCCTTGGAGGCGACTGGGAAGATCTGCTCAGCCTTCACGATGGCGAGGATTCCGAGGATGGAGCCGGCGGCGCCCACCACGGCATCGGGGCTGGGGCAGAAACGACGGTGTTTTGCGTCTTGAATCTGCTCAAGCTCCTTGATGCTGCGGAGAGCTTCGCGATAGGCTTCACTGTCGGGATCCATGCCGTCGATGAAAGCGTAAGCCTCTTCGAGGGCCTTCTTGGTGTTCGGCTTGGTGTCGGACATGGTATTCCTTTCAAATGAGGGGTATCATTATAGACCATGTCGATCCCGCGGATCGTCAGACCTCGGAGACCTTCAGAGTGGCCGTGTCCTTCTTGGTCATGTCCTGAGCGGGGGTCTCCAGAGCGGCGTAGACCTCCTGGTTCTTGTGGTCCACATGGAGCACGCCGTCAACCGCGGGCTCGTAGTTCTTGGCCGCGAGACCGAGCAGAGCGCCCAGGAAAGTGTCGAGAGCGGTGATGGTGCCCACAACCGCCTCAGTGTGAGGGAAACCCCACAAACCCGCCAGGGCGAGATACAGGGTGGCGAGGGCTGGAAGCAGGATCTGAGCAATCCACTTCAGAGTGTTGTAGGTCTGATTCGACAGCGACATAGCGCTTGTCCTTTCTTCGGGTGTCAGGAAAATGGATCGGAAGCCGGTTCACGGCGTCCATTACCTTTTCGGCAGTCCCGTTTCCGCCGAAAGTGTGGTAGGGCTGATACAGATACTTCTGCAAGTCCTCAAACTCATCGATGGTGATGTAACCACGGGACAGATATGCGGTTCCCATAGCCACGATCTGGTTGTGCGCTAGACCCAGCATCAGCTGCGTCTTGGCATCATGCCTTTCCGCACGTTTCTGGAGATACGCCCAGAGACCAGTACTGGTGAGAACGGAGCCGAATATGGTGATCACCAGCTCCACAGTATGAGACATTTAGCCTCCGATAGAAACGATTGGGCGCACTCCGTACTTTTCGGTCCACTGGGCCCAAGTGACTCGACGCTGATCGCCGTAGTACAGGCCGAAGTAGTCCTTAGAGATCTGATCCCGGAGCCAGAAGGACTCGCCCGGGGTCGGAATCGGGTTGCCAACACGGAAATACGAGAACTGACGAGAGATCGGACCGATAGTGTGAGTGTCACCGTTGATGCGGTTGTGCACGAGATACGAGCCGAACATCTCGAACTCGGATGGAATGGTGAGTTGCGGGTACTCCCAGGTCCAGTCCTTCTCTGTTCGCTCCCAGGCGTTTCCGGTATTCTCGTATCCGTGCGGCTCCATAACAGGGAACGTCCGGAAGTCCGACATGGCGAAGACCTGGGTAAGCGTGGCGAAGCGCACCATGCCATTGGAATAGTCCCGTCGCATCTTGGAGCCGTTCCAGCCGTATTCGCACCATCCAGATTCGCCAATATTGTCGATTCCGAGGTTGCGGTCACTCATGACCGTGATTCGGTGCTGATTCTCGCCATTCGGGTAGTCCAGCCATCGGTCGAAGTCAACGATGATCCACTTGCAAGAATTATCGTTGTACTGCCAGTAGTCCCCCAACCACAAGCCGTCGAACGTCCCGTTCCGGATGGCTGCCTTCTGGGCGGGCGTCATGACTCGTCCCAGGTTGTTGCCCCGAGTAATGACTCGCTTGAGATTCGGGTCGTTGTTGAAGGCGTTGAGGAAGTCGTTCTTGTTATTCAGCGCGATCTGCTTGGGCTGCATGACGCTCTGAGCCCACTGAGCCCACTGAGCGCCAACCCTACCTCGGCAGTCCGTGACTTCGAAGTCGGCATTTGTCTTGGCTCCCCTGGGAACCCGAATATAGGCGATGATGACTTCGAAGGTGTCGTTCGTCTGGGTAGGCTGCGGAACGCCGCCACCCGAAGTTCCCTGAATAACACGGGTACCAGCGGAACGAACGCTAGGCGTCTTGTCGACCCTGAGGGTTATGGCATCATAACGATCGCCGTCCGTAGCGCCCTCGGTGAGCGCGTAGACCTTGTTTGCGTCGTTCTCGATCCAGTGCCCCTTGAACCAGGCGCGGCCGGACTGGACGATGATCTCTCGCCCGGAACCCTTGGCCACCTGGTAGCCTCGACCCCAGTTCTGGAATATGCCATCCGAGATGACTCCATCGAACATGCGGCCGAAGTCGTCAGCGGAGTACTTCCGGTCCCCATTGATGGAGACGAAGAATCCTGATTTCTCTGTCATGTGATGTTCAACCCCGGTTTCGACTTCTGAATATCGGACAAGGACTCGAACGTCGGATAGAAGACGTCCCCCTCCGAGTCCGAGGAGGTGCGGATGTACTCGGTTACCCGAGCGATGTCCTGCTGCCCGAACTCGTTCTGGATCTGCACGAAATCGCCCAGGAAGAAGTCCTCGTTGTAAGTGTACATGGACTGCTGGGCAGCCTCGCCCGAGAACATCTCGATGGGCATGTGACGCCACAGTTCAGTATTGCACTGCTCGTGGATTTGACGATAAATGGATTCAGGGTCGATCGACGCCACTCCCCACTGGCCGCTCCCTTTCGAGATCATGTACCCGTTGGTGTGTTCGATCGACGGACTCTGGAAATAACCTTCTCGCAGACCAAGTCCCCTGGTACCGACGGTGACGGAGTTGTTCTGCATCGCGGAGTCTCGGTTGTCATCGAGATACTCTTTTGAGAGCTGCAACTCCAAGGGTACAGTGAATTTCACAGCGCCCGAGAATATCTTTGTTCGCGTAGACACCTTGGACTTGAAGTAGGTTGCCTTAGACAGGTTGTCATACTTCGGAGAGAATACTACCGGTGGACGCTCACCTTGATTGAACGTTCGGTTCACGCCGTTGTATGTGTACCCGTACCAGTAATACGGATCTTCGCCGTCATACTCAATAGCCCACCCGGACATGGTTAAATCGGTTAGATTTTGAACGAGCTTATACCAGGAACCTTCCATAATATATGGATCGGTATCATCATAGGCCGCATGAGAGTAATCGGCATTACGTGTCATGTTTCGGACAGTGCCGTTGGCATTAGCCCTGATGTTTCCGATGTCCATGGAGGAAACCGGCCGACCTTTGCGAATACCGGCGGGCAGCTCATCGACAGAATACCAACCAAATCCCCGCACGTGCGGTCG